ATACAAAGTGATTACCCTCTGCGGAAGCACTCGCTTCAAGAATGAGTTCATGGAAACACAAAAGCGGCTAACGCTGGAAGGCAATATTGTGATCAGCGTCGGCCTCTTCGGTCATTCCGGGGATAACGAAGTCTGGGAAAACATGGACGAGGGTACTCTGACGAAAACAAAAGAGATGCTGGATGATATGCACAAGCGCAAGATTGACATGGCTGATGAGATATTTGTCATCAATGTCGGCGGTTATATCGGCTCCAGTACACGATCAGAGATTGATCATGCTGTGGCTACTGGGAAACCGGTGCATTATCTGGAAGGAATTCAGGAATAGAAAGCGAGGCAGCATTATACAGCTATGCCTATGAAACAGCCTAAGAAAAAAGAATATGAGGAGTTCCAGCAGTACCTCTATAACAAGGCGCACGGCTATATCTGGACGCCGGACACACTGGAGTTGATCTGCAGCGTAAACGACAACGACTCAGAGCGGATTGGTAAGCAGATTCTTGAAATGCGGGGGAAGCTGCGGAATGAGCATGTTGTCCACATGACGAGCGATAAACACAAAAGCTATGTGATCCGCAGTCTCCGCAGGGACGAGACCGATCTGCTGAAGGACTTCCTGTATGAAGCGATCTTTATACCGAAAGGCATGGAGCCTCCGGCGTGGGACATCATTGAGAAGCCGGAACTGCGCGGGTACACCGATGATTTCGGCACTCGGAAGGGTGACAACTGCCTTGTGGCGGATTTCGGCGGCAAAGTGGTCGGTGCGGTCTGGACGCGGATCATGGATGATTACGGCCATGTGGATGATGATACGCCGTCCTTTGCGATATCGCTGTACAAGGAATACCGCAGGCAGGGTATCGGATCACAGCTTATGGTAAAGATGCTCGAACTGCTGAAGTGGCAGGGCTATGAGCGGGCATCCCTGGCAGTGCAGAAAGCAAACTATGCCGTGAAGATGTACACAGACCTTGGATTCAAGACGGTCAGCGAGAACGCCGAAGAATACATCATGGTGTGTGAACTGTAAATCGTATTTGAGGAGAAGAAATCAAGTCTCATCACCGGTAAACCAACGGTCGATTGCTCCGGCGCTTCCCGGATGATATTGTTTTGCGCGGGAGGTGCATACAGGTGAAACAATCTACACTCGGAACCTATATCCGCTCCCTTCGGACACAGAATCACATGACACAGGGTCAGCTTGCCGAGAAGCTGAACGTCACTGATAAAGCTGTTTCGAAATGGGAGCGCGATTTGTCTTACCCGGATATCGCCCTGTTTCCGAAGCTGGCAGATATACTGGGGGTACACGTGAACGATCTTCTGCGGGAATGCGTTGATGAAGGCCAGCCGTCGAGGCTGGTGCAGATATTCGAGATGTCGCAGGATATCCGCACGCCGCTGCATATTATCCTCGGCTGCGCTGATATGGCGGTGAACCATTATGATGATAAGGAGTTGGTTCTCCGATACCTGCAAAGCATCCGCATTTCCGGAGAGTATCTTCTGAAATCAATCGACTGCATCTCACAGGTTATGAACCGGATGCAGAATGGTGCGAACAATACATGCTTTGAGCATCTGGGCAAACTGGAGAAGCATATTCAGGAGCTTTCCGCATTCCATCAAAAGTATTTTGATTCCTACGATTTCTCCGGGAAGAGAATCCTGGTCGCGGAGGACATGGAGATCAACCGCGAGATCGCCAGGGAAATGCTGCGGCAGACCGGCGCGGTGATTGAGTTTGCGGTTGACGGTCAGGACTGCGTGGAGAAGGTGAAGGCTAATCCGGCAGATTATTATGATCTGATCCTGATGGACATTTCGATGCCGAACATGGACGGCATTGAGGCTGCAAGGATGATCCGGGCGCTTGAGGACAGAACGAAAGCTTCTGTCCCTATTATTGCGGTATCGGCCAATGTGCAGGAAAAAGACAGAAATGCTGCGTTGGAAGCCGGAATGGATGGTTTCACAGAGAAGCCGATCTTCGTGGACAAGCTTTTTGAGGCAATGAAACAGTATCTGTCAGAGGATTCCTGACATGATTCCTGTGATCATAAGAAAACACAGAAAGGTCAAAATGGTAACGTAAATGGTGAGTGTCAAGGGCTGCCGGAAGGTGGAAAGGAAAAAATTTTTGACGTAGCGAAAGCGTATAACAACAGATCAATCGGAGGCTCGGAGCAAAGGGATCCACTTCCCTGTCCCCGAGCCTTTTACGTGTCAGTAGAGAACGCGGCACCGGGAAATAGCATTGACTGTGGATCAACATACAGAAATTTTTCAAAAAGTAATGTTGGCAACACGATAAATGAAAAGAGCCGTGCTGGCCGCGTGTTCTATCTCCCAGCTTTACTTTGTACAATTCTGGTACAAGACGGAAAGGAGGGAGATGCCGATGCTTTATAAAAACGACACGATTGACAATGCATCCATAGGCTCCTTTATCCGTTCCGCAAGAAAGATGAAAGGGTTTACCCAGGAATCACTGGCGCAGGCTTTGACTATAGATTCAAAGTATCTCAGCCAGGTGGAACGTGGGGTATCCTTACCTTCCTATCCTCTGATGGTCGCCATCAGCGATACATTGAAGGTCAGCATGGAATTCCTCACCAGAGGAGTCGAAGGATCAAGTAAATCGGTCGATAAGGAAACGCTGTTCTGCATTCCGGAGGCGAAAGGATTAACGGAGGATGAGTATCAGTTCATAGAAAAGTCTATGAAGGACTTGATAAAGAATCTAAAGAAGAGAAAATCATAACATATCGCACGGAATGAAGAGCTATCGGGTTCAGCAAATCACAGAATTGTCCTGATAGCAGATAATGAAGAAACGTCCGCAAAGCTATCAGGCTTTTTTGAGGCATGGTAGTTTTGCGGGTTTTTTGTATCTTTACGCCATGATAACCAGGAGACGGCTGAAAGGAGGTTCAGGTCATGTTAAAGGAGTTATTATCGAGAAAGAAGAAGGACGATTCTTCATCAGAGAAACGGACCGGGAATTTCCGAGAGGTTCCCGAAGAGGACATGCTGCGTTATGAATTCCAGGATCTTCTGTTCCAAATCATTTTCAAAACAGAGACCGCGCTTCATAACGAAGAAGATCCCCTGGAGATTGCAATCGGCGTTATGAAAGCAGCCTGTGAACTCTACGATGCTGACTGGTGCGGGATTTTGACAGCTGATCTTCAGACGCAGGTATTCATACCGGAAATCTGGTATGAAGTCGGTCTCGGTCCGATGAAGGAAACGCTGTTCAACGAGGTGGAGTTCACAGAAGAATTTGCGACATGGGTGAAGCACCTGATGGATCAGGAGCCGCTGGTCATCCCGGACATTGAGGCGATCCGGAAAACGAATCCGAAGGAATATGAGGCGTATAAGAGGCTGGATGCGCGGTCTATCGTCGGTGTTCCTTTCGGTCAGCATCCGTTGGGCTTCATGGTCGTCCGTAATGTAAAGCGTTATGCGGAGCAATATCAGCCGCTTCAGCTGGCTTGCTTCGTAGCAATGATGATGCTGGAACAGATCAGGCGTGCCAGAATGGAAAAAGTCATGTATGTGGAGGAACCGGATGACGGCAAGTTCCATATCCGTTACAACATCCTCGGCCCGCACAACATGGTGATCAAAGGGCATGAGGTCTGCGAACAGGATTTGCCGCATCCGAACCGCCGCGCATGGATCGTCATGCTGTATATGGTGCTGCATAAGATTCCGGTAGATCAGCAGAGGCTGATTGAAGAAAACTGGCCGGATGAACCGGAAAGCACCGCAAGGAACAATATCCGTCAGGCAATTTTCCGGATGCACAATGACCTCGCCGCTTATCACGATGTAAAGGTCATTGATGCCCGGAATAAGATGCTGGCATTTTCCGATGATGTAAAGGTCACGACGGATGCACAGGAGCTGGAGGAAATTTACCAGCGGACAAGGAAGATGCCGGACGGCAACGACAAGCTGATGTTGCTGGAAAAAGCGTTTTCCCTTTATCGCGGCAGACTCTTTGTTCAGGGCGAGGCAGATATCGGCACATGGCTGTACACCTATACATCTCATTACAATCAGCTTTATGTCGATATCACATCCGAGATGCTTGCGCTCCTTGGGCGTAATAAGGATTACCGCTGTATCATGGAGCTGGGCCCGCGGGCGCTGGAGATCGAACCGGGCATTCAGGCAGCGTATTACTGGGTCATTATCGCAGCCGACAACATGGGAAACAGCGTGGCAAGGGAGCAATTCCTGAAGAAAGCACAGGAGGAACTGATCGAGGAGGAATACGAAAGGCTGACGGAGCTGCTGACGCTCCAAAAACATTGAAATCGGTCTGAAATCCCGTGTAACAGGAATGTAACAGCTACGGTAACAGCAAAGTAACAGGATCGGAAAAAATTTTTTCAAGTAACAGGATTGTAGCGGTCTGTGTAGCAGGCTGAGTCACAGCCACTGAGTAGAGTGTCCGATGCAAAAACAAAATGCATCGGAAAGGACATCTTCTTGGTGACTTGGTATGGAAATTGAAAACCTGCCGGAGGCGGTTGTTTTTGCAGAGTATTGCAGAAGCAACCGCCTCTTATTTTTTTGCCCTTTTGCAGGGCTTCATTGTCGGTCTCCTCCGGTTTCGAGGTTTGCGGACAAAACACAAATCTCAAACGAAATCGGAGGAAAAACATGAGAACAACAAGATTCAATATGAAGGACTTTGGAACGAGGCTCCGCAAGCTGAGACAGGCCTGCGGTATGACGCAGGAGGAGTTCTGCGACAAGATCGGCATCAGCGACACGCACTACCGGAAGATCGAAGCTGGCAGCCGTACCGGATCGCTGGAGCTGATCGTTGAGATGGCGGAATACTTCCATGTGAGCCTGGATTATCTGCTGCTCGGAGAGATGGAATCCAACAGCAAGGCCAAAAAGGATATCCTGGCCGTCATTGAAAGCCTGACAAAAATCGCACGGGAACTGTGAACCGGTCATATAAAGGACGGTGACCGGTCGCTTGAGGCGCTAAAATTCACGATTCACTGGCCCTAAAATTTGTGCCGTAGGAGGGACATTCCCTCCTGCGGTACATGGGCTCTTTGAAAAGTGAATATGCATTCATCAGATACTTCCCCGTGCGGGTGCGAAAGCGCCAGCCAGTTGAACCATGCGCATTGACGCCGCAAGGCAGAGCGAGAAACATGCCGTTCATAAATGCAGGATCGCTACCTGCAAGGCCGTGAAACGCACGGGTACAATGGTACTTCTGTCCAGCCACAGCCCCGGGTGGAACCGGGATCACGCAATGGGGGCAGCTGCGGGAGATCCTCGCGGGGGTGAGAGGCCCATGGAGCGGAAAGCATTCCGCCATCTGATGACTTCCCGGATCACTGGGGTGTTGGGAACAAATAAGTGATACGAAGAAATAAACGTTACACCGCCGGTCGTCACTGGCCGGCGGTGATACATCAACATGATTTTGACAGAGAGGACAGCCAATGAAAGAGCAAGTTTACCGCAAGGGAGACGTTTTCCTTGCAGACCTTGGCATTCCTCACGGCTCCGAACAAGGCGGCAGGCGTCCGGTCGTGATCGTTCAGAACGACTACGGCCTGTTCTACGCTCCGACTGTGACCATGGTTCCGATGACAACGATATTGAAGAAACAAAGCCTGAAAACGCATTACGTTCTGAAGTATTCGGACTGCATCCGGTATCCTTCCATGGTCGAGGCCGAGCAGGTGAATACCATCGACAAGGACAGGATCATCCGCAAGATCGGCCGCTTGGACAAGCGTGATATCGCCGGGGTTGAGGAAGCTCTCAGGAATCACTTTGGCTTCGATATACCCGACTGTATCGAGGCTCCGTGAAGGAAGGACAGATCAAATGAGCATTGAGGAAATGAGAAGCGTCGATGTCCGGACGGTTCAGGCAGATCAGCTGGCAGACCGGCGCGGCATCGTCATTGACCAGAAGCTGCCGCGTAAGGAACGGCTGCGCCAGTATATCCGGCAGGTAAGAAATCCCTACTGCTACGTGGACGACGGCGTGATCGTAAAGGTCAGCTTCAGCAATACCAAAGAAACCATAGAGGACAGACTTGAGGCATATATCCGCAGCATGTAACGCGGCATTTGTCAAGCTTGTCGGCGGGGATATCGACATCCTCGCTTATACATAGAAAAAAGACTACTCTGGCGAGGAAAGGAGGATGGACATTATGACAGAAAAAGTTTGGAATGTCGCTGTATACTGCCGTTTGTCCCGCGATGACGGCGACAAAGCGGAAAGTAACTCCATCGGTAGCCAGAGGGATATTATCCGTGAGTTCCTTCGGGATCGCACGGATATGGTCATCGCCAGGGAATACGTCGATGACGGCTATTCGGGTGTGAACTTCGATCGCCCCGGCTTCAAGCAGATGATGGAGGATATCCGGCAGAAAAAGATCAACTGTATCGTCTGCAAGGATCTCTCACGTTTTGCCAGAAACTATATTGATTCCGGCAGATACCTGGAGAAAATCTTCCCGTTCATGGGCGTGCGATTCATTGCGATCAACGACAGCTATGACAGCAACGGAGAAAAAACGCAGGCGGATTCGCTAATCGTTCCGTTCAAGAACCTGATCAACGATGCGTACTGCAAGGACATTTCCATGAAGATCCGCACCCAGCTGGATATCAAGAGAAAGATGGGCGACTTCATCGGCGCGTTTGCCACCTACGGTTACCGGAAAGACCCGGAAAACAAGAACCGGTTGCTGGTGGACGAGGAAGCGGCGCAGGTCGTGGAGATGATCTTCAAGTACCGGCTTCAGGGAATGAGCAATACGAGGATTGCCGCAAAGCTCAATTCCATGGGCGTACTCAGCCCCATGGAATACAAGCGTTCAAAGGGAATGAAATACGGCTCCGGTTTCTGCACCAGTACGCAGGCAACATGGAACGCCGGTTCTGTGCAGCGTGTGCTGACCAACCGGATTTACCTTGGAACCCTGACACAACACAAGCGCGGGACACCGAATTACAAGGTCAAGAAGGAAGTCCATTACAGCGAGGATGACTGGATCACGGTGGAAGAAAACCATGACGCCATCATTAAGGAGACGGACTTCGAGACCGTACAGAGCCTGCTGGGGAAAGACATCCGGGTAGCCCCGGAAAAGGAAGCCAGCCATATCTTTGCCGGCTTCGTGTACTGCGGGGACTGTCTGCACGCCATGGCGCGGAAGGCGGTTCCTTCCCATGGCAAACGGTATTACTACTTCGTCTGCTCCACGAATAAGGCGAAACAGGGATGCAGCCCGCACAGCTTCAGCGAAAGCAAACTGGAGAAGATCGTCTTCCAGCTTGTCCGCGATCAGATCAATCTGGTCTGTGAGGTAGATGCAGTGCTGGACTATATCGCTTCCCTCCCGGAACAGCAGCGGAAAGTCTTCGACTACGACGCACAGCTGACCAGGCTGGAGGATGAAATCAAGCGGTATCAGGATTTGAAGCTGAATCTGTACAGCGACATGGCGGACGGCATGATTTCCAAAGAAGAATACCTGGAGTTCCGCAGCGGCTATGACCGTAGGATTCAGGAACGGCAGAAAGCCATGGTTCAGATCAAGGAAGAACGGCTGCTGACTGTGGAGAACGGTGAGCGGCATTCGGAATGGATTGACCTGTTCCGGCAGTATGAAAACATCACAGAGCTGCAACGGGCAGTCGTGGTGAATCTGATCGAGCGTATCGTAATTTACGACGCAAAGCACATCGAAGTGGTCTTTCGCTATCAGGATCAGCTGGATGAGGCAGTCCAATACATAGATCGCTACAAAGACATTCTCCCGGAGGAGGCATAAAGATGGGAAGAAGGAAAAGACAGACGTTTCTGGAGGAAACGCAGCCAGCGGTAAGCGCAGCTGCTCCGGAAATCATCCAATGGGAGACAGCGATCTATGCGCGGCTCTCCGTGGAAAACAGCAAGAAGGATGACGGCGGTGCGTCCATCGAGGAGCAGGTGGCTATCTGCCGGGAATATATCGACGAGCATCCGTATCTGCATCTTGCCGGGACATTTATCGACAACGGCTGGACAGGGACAAACATGAAGCGTCCGCAGTTCCAGAAGATGATCGAAGAAATCAAGGAAGGACGGATCAAGGCGCTTGTCATCAAGGATTTCTCCCGGTTTTCCCGTGACTACATCGAAGCGGGCAATCTGCTGGAGAATGTGTTCCCATTCTTCGGGGTGCGCTTCATCTCTGTATCCGACAATTACGACAGCTTTGAAACGGACGGTTCTGCTGAAAGTCTGCTGATCCCGCTGAAGAATCTAATCAACAGCTTCTATTCGCGGGACATGTCCAGAAAGGTATCAACCGCCGTTCACACGAAGCAGCTTGCCGCAGAGCATATCCCCAGCGCGATTCCTTACGGGTATCGCAAGTCAACGACGCAGGCATACCGCTTTGAGCCTGATCCGGAGACACGGGATGTGGTGACAAGGATTTTCAAGATGCGGCTGGACGGTATGGAGTTCTCTGCAATCGCCAGAAAGCTGAACGAGGAAGGGATTCCTTCGCCGGGGCATCTGCGCTGGCTGCGCGGTGTCAGCAAAGACCCGAAATATGAGCACGCCAAATGGAACTGCCCCTGCGTGAAGCAGATCTGCATGAATCCGACCTATACCGGCGACCTGGTATTCGGGCGGATGCCGACTGCGCTCTATCTGGGGCAGCCGGATTACCACTACGAATACGATGAAAGCAAGTGGCGCATCCTGAAGGATATGCATGAGCCGCTGATAGACCGGGGGACCTTTGAAATCCTGAAGGAGCGTCGGATCAAGCGTAATAAGGAATGGAACGACAAGCTGGAAGCTACGAAGGAATTCCGGGAGAACAACCAGCCGTTGTTCCATAAGATGATCTTCTGCGGCGACTGTGGCAGAGGTATGGGCTATCACAGAAGCATCAAACCCGGAAGCAAAAACGGCTCGTATCATTGCCAGAATTACTTCCTCAATGAGTGCAAGCATGGATTCCATACCATCGCTCAGACAAAGATCGTCGCGGTAGTGCAGCATGTGATTTCAGATCAGCTGCTCTTTGTGGCCGATTTCGATGCCCTGACAGCCCGGTTGAATCGTGGGGAGGAAACCGGCAGACAGATAGAGCTTCGGAATGAAGTGCAGAGCCTGTCGGTACAGATGAAGTCCCGGCAGGTAAAGCGGGAACGGCTTTATGAGGATTACAGCGACGGTATTCTGACTGCGGAAGAATACACGATGATGAAGCAGCACTTTGACGAGGAATATCAGCAGCTGAACCGCCAGCTGAACGCACTTCTGGTACAGCAGGCAAAGCTCAACAAGACCCTTTCCAGTGAGAATAAATGGCTGGAGAGTATGCGAAGCGTTATTGACGGCGGAGAGCTTACCAGAGAGCTGGTAGTGGCCATGGTTGAGAAGGTGCTGGTCTATGAGGACGCGGATCACATAAAACGGATCGAAGTGGTTCTCAAATACCAGGAAGAATTTGAAACGCTCCGTAGTGCCTGGGAGGAGCTGAAAGGAGAAGGTCAGGAATGAAGAAGATGTTCTTATACATCCGGTTGTCAGACGCTGATGACGATCTGAAAAACAAGACCGAAAGCAACAGTGTCGCCAACCAGAGGGCTTTGCTGTACCAGTACATCAAAACCCATGAAGAGCTCCGGCTCTATGAAGCGGTCGAGTTCGTGGACGACGGATTTTCTGGCACCAATGACCGCAGGCCGTCCTTTGAACGGATGATCGAAGCTCTCAAAAATGGAGAATCAAAGCTGGTGCTCTGCAAGGATTTCAGCCGGTTCTTCCGCGACTACGTTGAGATCGGTGATTATCTGGAGCGTATCTTCCCGTTCCTTGGCGTCCGCTTCATCTCCGTCAATGATGGCTATGACAGCGACGATTACAAGGGAACAACCGGCGGCATGGATGTAGTCATGCGCTATATCGTCTATTCCTATTACAGCCGTGATCTCTCACAGAAGATCAAGACAGTGCTGCGCTCCAGGATTAAGCATGGAGAATACATAGCCAGTCATGCTCCTTACGGGTATATCAAAGACACGGAGAATAAGCATAAGCTGATTCCTGATCCGGTGGCAGCGCCGGTAGTACAGAGAATCTTTGCGCTGGCTGTGTCAGGCAAGAATCTTGGGCAGATTGCCCGCATTCTGAATGAGGAACATGTGGAAACGCCTGCGGCGCATTTCGCAAGAATCCATCCTGAGAGCAGGAAGCATAAAAAGCGGTCTCCAAAACAGGATTGGGGCTCCTACTCCGTTCGGAATATCATCGAGCGTTTGGAATACACCGGGGCGAACGTGAGTTACAAACGGGATTATAAGAGCCTCAACCATCCTACAAGCAACAAAAAGGACAAAGAGGACTGGCTGATTATCCCGGATTGCAATGTCCCGCTGATCTCACAGGAAACCTATGAGAAAGCGCAGTCTGCGATTGCTGTAGGAAAATCATATACGCAGCGCAAACTGGATTATCCGCTCCGTTCATTACTTCGCTGCGGGGAATGCGAAAGAGCCATGGTACGGCATTCCAAGGCAAAGCGCATCTATTATCAGTGCGAGGCTTCCCGGTACTCTGCGGAAACGACATGTCCGCTGGGCGAGCGTTTCTATGAGGATGACCTGGAGAAAGCAGTGATTGGCAACCTTCGTCATATGCTGGGACTGCTGGTGGATCACGATAAGAAGATTCAGGAGGCGGCAGCCAAGACCAGAGGCTCCATGGACAACATGAAGCAGACGGTTCTCCGGCTGGAGAGCAAAATGAAGCGCAATCAGAGCGAACGTCTCGGCGCATATGAGCGCTATTCTGACGGCAGGATCGGCAGAGACGAATATCTGGCCGTGCGGGATAAGCTCACTGAGGAAAACGCGCAAATGCAGGCGCAGCTGACCGAACTTCAGGAAGGAATCGGGGCGTTGGAAGCAAAGACTGATCCGGAAATGGAGCTTTACGGCAGCGAGGCAAGGAATCTGCTGAAATCAGAGAACGTAACTAATGAGATGCTTCTGTTCTTCATTTCCAGAGTGAAGGTGTTCAGCAGCATGAGGATTGAGATCGAATACCGATTCAGCGACGAGCTAATGACGGAGCTGGGAGGTGGAGAAAATGGCTAAAATACGAGAAAGTTCAGGTATCCCGCCATAAGAAAAGTGGTGATGAGAATACCTGATCGGATATGTATTCCAAGGAGAGCAGACAGCTTTGCTGAGCTGCCCGTTGCTCTCCAAGGGGTACATATTTTTTTAGTCCTTGCATAGCACGAGCAAATCCGCCCTTTGGCAAGAAAAGCAGCATGACCTTTACCAATGAAGAAGGTGAACAGGAAAGGGAGGACCTGACCTATAACCGCCAGGATTTCTGGGCAACCACCAGCAATAAACAGCTCAATTTTGTCCAGCATATCCG